AGAAATTTGTGACATGTTTAAGTTAGAAGAATCAAAGTATAACAAAGCGATAGAAAATCTCGTTCGGACGGAGTATGCAAAATTTGCCCAAGACGGTATTGAAAAATCATATTTAGAAACAGGGATTGAGGAATACAACGTTTTAACTGCAAAAGATGAGAGAGTTTGCCGAATTTGTGGAGGAAAGGCAAGTAAGAATCCCTATAAACTGAAAGATGCTGTCATAGGTGAGAATCGAGCGCCTTTCCACAGTCGTTGCAGATGTACGGATGTTCCTAACTTACCAAAATTAGGAAAGGATATTGATGAAGAATATGACCGTTTATTTGGCGATTTATTAGATGAGTTTGCACATGATTATTTTGGAATTAATTTGAAACGGAGGAAGTAGAATGAAAGATTTTCATGAAGCAGTACTAACAATTAATGTAAAAGCTGATATTGCAGAAGCCTACAAAACAGCTATTGAGTCTGAGAACCATCCTAATGGCTTGAGAGATCAATGGAATGGTAATTATGCCTACGTGGTTATTGGCGATCAAACTGTTAATTATCAAGAGAATACTCCAGTTAATAAGAATACCGTTAATTTAACGATTCAATTATTATCTCATACATTACCAAATTTAAAAGAAACAGTTAATTGGTATGAAAAGACGGGATGTATTGTTGTTAGAACTGACTACAAAGAAGGAAAGTCTAGTAAATAGGCTTTTTATTTCAAATTTCTACAAATACTAACAAAAAGGAGTTGGCAATTAAGCCACTCCTTTTTGTCTACAGTCTGAGATAACTTAATTAATAAGTTATCTTTTTCTTGGTGCGAAATCACCTTAAACTAGCGCAATACTAGGCTTGATTGAATGGTGGGGCGCAACTATTAAAACTCAAAGCAATGCGGGGCGTGAAAACGAATCGTGGGGCGAAAGGAGAATAAGCGTGAAAAACAAATCATTAATACCAATGAATTTGCAATACTTTGCCGAAGGTGACGATCCACAGTTTTCTTTTGAGGATTTCAAAACTTTTGCGGAATCTAATGAAGAAGCTCAAAAATTTCTTCAGTCACAATCTCAAAGTGTTGCTGACAAGCAATTGGAAGCTTGGAAACAAAATAACCTAGATAAAATTAAACAGGATACTATCAAGGAATATGAGGAATCCAAGAAAAACAAGTCACCTGAACAAATACAACTAGAGAAATTACAAGCTGAATTCGAAGCTGAGAAGGCTTTACGTGTGACAAGTGACAACAAAGCATTTGTTGCTGAACAAATTGCTGGGCTAGAACTAGATGGAGAGTTAAAAGATTCTATTTCTCAATTTATGTTAAATAATCTTGTTAGTTCTGATACAGAATTCACTAAAAAAGCTGTTGAAGGTTTTACTAACGTTTTGGAATCTATTAAAGAAAAACACTCCGAAGAAATTAAAAGTCTTGAAATGCAGACAGCGTTTGGTACGAAAAAACAGCAACAAACAACTAATAATAAACAAGAAAATATTGATGATCCAATGGGTAAGTTAGGCGAAATGCTACAACAATTTAATTAGGAGAGTGACAAATTATGAAAAAAACATCTTTAAATAATTTAGAGTATTTGGATATTTCACCAGCGATTAATGCTATGCAAATACCAAATACACCTTTTTTAAGCTATTTACTTGGCGCCGGAAAGACCGAACGAGCTGAATCATCGGAAATTAAATGGCGTGAATATGATATTAATAATGATGATTCTTCTGAAAAGCTTGAGGGCGGAGATTATCCAGATGCTGAATCTGGTCGAACTTGGTTTAACAACTATACAGAAATTTTTAGAAAATCAACCTCTGTATCTGGTACGTTAGATGCTATTAATGTGAATGGTGTCGGAAACGAATTGACTAATCAAGTAGCACTACGTGGTATGGAAATGAAAATTGATTTGAACAGAAAATTAATTACTGGTGTAAAAGCTGATGAAAATAGTTCTAAAGGTCGTCGAATGAATGGAATCTTGAACTTGATCAACTCAGCAAATAAAGCAGAAACAGCTACTGCGGGTGCGGTAACAAGAAAAGATATCGATAGTTTATTTAAATTAATGTATGAAAAAGGTTATATGGGAGAAAAACTATGCTTGATTTCTCCAGATATGCAGGAGTTAATGACTGATGAGTTAGATGGAAAATCAACAAAAATTGTTCAGTTCGGGGAAAGAGTAACTTTTGGATTGCAAATTGGAAATATCGTGTCTAATTACGGTACAGGTATTGCTTTACTAGAACCATCATTGCCAAAAGGAACAATTGCCGCAATCGATACTAATTATGTGAAACTACGTCCATTACGTGAATGGAGAGCAGAAGAACTTGCAAAAACAACTGATTCAAGACGTATCGGTCTTGTAGGTGAATATTCTCTTGAATACAACGCTTCAAACTCTGGGGCAATTTTAAATTTAAAGTCTGAATAAATGGGAGTTAGTACTCCCTTTTTTGATAGGAGGAATTACAGTGGTAAAAAAAGATGAAACTAAAAAAGATGAAGTCGTGAAATATAGAGTAGGTAAAACTAAAAATTTTGTTGGATTTGTTCATCCTAAAACTCGTAGATTTATCACAGCAGATTCAAATAACGAATTTATCATTTCTATAGATGATAAAGAAGCAATTGCAATTTTGGAAGATGCAATTGATGTTAATGAAATTTAGGAAGTGATCTGATGGATGAATCGCTAAAAACGGAAATCATTGAGTCTATAAAAGAAGATTTTCCAGATTTGAGTGAAGAACGCATAACTAATTTATTAGAAATAATTTTGCTAGAAATTGAATCATACAATAGTTGTAAAAATGATGTTTCATGGGAAAAGTTAAAAAGCGTGATTAGTGAAGTGTTGTATCAAATAATAAAAAATGAATCAGAAAAAAAAGTATCTTCAGTTAGACGTGGCGATACGACGATTAGTTATGCGTCAACAGCGAATGCTGTTAGTGAGTTACTTCTAGGATATGGCGATTTGATACGAAGGGTTATTGGTTGTGGAGGATTGGAGTTTTTTTAATGAATGAAGCAGATATTTTAGAAACTACTTACGAAGATAGTTGTATTATCGAAAGACTAATGGACATTGAAGATTCTAATACAAATATTACTATTCAAGATTATAAAAAAGTATATGATAATCCTATCTCTTGCGCTCTTTCACAAGGTCAAATCGATGGACTAGCAGTCATAGAAGATGGAGAAATGGTAAATGTTTCGACTGACACATATAAATTATTTATTCATCCTAAGATTAAACTCAAAAAAGGAGATCGAATAACAATAACTCAAAAGGCCAGTGGCTTAATTTTTTCTCTATTTGCTACTAAGCCTTTTTACTATCCTAGTCATTGTGAAGTAAATTTGATAGGAAGTGAAAAAAATGGGTGATCTCAAATATGAATCTAATGCAGAAAAGATCATTGAAAATTTTAAAAATATGACTGTAATTGCTCAAAAAGAAGGAATATCTTTTGTAAATGATTCGATGAATAAAGTTGTTAGCCTAGCTAAACCTTTAACTCCTGTAAAATCAGGTGATTTAAGACGTGGTTATCGAGTAGTAAAAGCTAGGAAGCTTTCAACTGGTCGTATTGTTGGAGCAGTTATAAATAATGAACATTACTTTAAGTATGTGGAAGAAGGACACAGGACTAAAAATGGTGGATTTGTAAAAGGAAGGTTTATGTTGACCCGTGCAACGAATCTTGCAAATATGTCTTATATTCCTCGAAGATTTAAACAAATGGCAATAAAAATCGTTAAGAAAGGAAAGTAACATGAAAGATAAAATCATTGCTGAAATCAGTAGTAAATTAAAAGAAATATATCCAGATGGGACAATATATCTTGATTCAGTTATGCAGTCAACTAAAGATTTTTACTTTGTATTATCCGTAATGGAATCTGGGACTGAAAATGTAGGGATTGATGTTCAAAATGTTTCTTTCTTAATTGATATTGCATTGATTGATAATAAATCTGATAAAAAATTAGTGAATGAATTAGTCTCATGCTGTGGGGCTTTTTTTAATACGATTACAATTGATAGTCAAACACTATTTCCAGAAAACTATTTACCTGATGAAACAGATGGTGTTCAACACATTCGCTTTACATTAGGATTTCCACAATATATTGAATGGAGTGAAAAATAAATGGGAGAAAAAAGAAGTAAAACTGGAATTATTTCTGTTGAAAAACCTACTTGGTTTCCTTTGAAAGATGAGACAGGAGAACTTCCAGTATATGATACTGCAATGACGATGGGAACAGCAGTTAGTATCAAACCTACAGCTAATTACGAAACAACACAAGACTATGGTGATTCAGTTGTTCAAGATCAATTCACTGCGTTTGGTGGTGCAGAAGTTGAATTAGAAGCAAATGGGTATAGTCATAAAGTTTTAACAGCAATCACTGGAGGAAAACTTGTCAAAGGTGGTGCGTTGCGCTCTGGAGAAGATATTGCCCAAGATGGGGCTTTTGCATATCGGCGTAAAAAGTCGAATGGAAAATATCGTTATACAGTCTTTTATAAAGGGCAGTTTGCTTTAGATTCAGATGAAACTTCAACTATTGAAGGAAGTAAAGTAAGTTTTACTCATCCAACTTGGAAGGGTTCATTTGTAGATGTACCAGGACTTGGATATATGTACTCAGTTGATGAAGATGATGAAGGCGTTGATCAAACAATGATCGAAAACTGGTTTACAAAAGTAGCAATTCCAATTGAAGAAGCAGAACAAGAAGAACTTACAGGAGGTAAAAAATAATGTCTAAATATCAAACTACAATTAAATTAATGAAAAAAAATGAAGATGGGAAATATAAACAAGTGCAATTCAAATCTGCTGAATTTCTACCAGGTCCAGTTGTAGAAGAAGCGGCAGAAGTGATGGAAGTAATGCAAAATGCTGTAGACAAAAAATCAGTGTCAGAAGCTTTAAGTCGAGCTTATTCATTTATTGCAGATACTTTGTTTGAAGGACAATTTACTGGTGAAGATTATCGTCAAGGGATTGATGCTCGAGAAATTGCTCCATTGACAGGAAAGTTATTAAAATCTGTTACCGCAGGATTTGATGAAACTTATACGGAGACGAAAAAAAAGTAAGCGAAGCTCTAAAATATCCTTCTTTTAAACATTCGATTACTTATCGAGAATTAGATTTAAAGACGCAATTACTCGAAGCAGGTTGGACGTTACCAGAAATTGAACGTACTGACTTTGATGAGTTAATGCGTCTTTTTGCTTTTCGAGATGCAGTAAAAGAGCATGAGGATGTTGAGTACTACGATAACTTCACCCAATTTTAGGAGGTGATACTTTGAATAACGATGACCTAATTCTGAAGATGATATTAGATGAATCAGGTTTTACTGCTGGTATGAATAATGCTATCAAAAAGCTAGGTTCTTTTGATGGAACTATCGAAAGAACGAGTAGAAAAAGTGGCAGTTCATTAGGTAGTATTTGGAAAATATTTGCTGGTAGCTTTCTAGCCAGTGGAGTGACTAGAATTGTTGGAGCTGGTTTTGATCTAATTAAAGGTTCCGTAAGTGGAGCAATTGATCGAGTAGATACGATGAATAATGCTCTACGAAATTTCCAAAACATGGGATTCAGCAACTCTGAAATTATGAAGAATATCGGAAAAAATGGGCTTTTATCTCAAGGTATTCAAGGACTTCCTACCGCTTTGAATGATGCGATAAGTCATGTACAACTTCTTGCTTCTTCTACTGGGAACTTGACTCGTTCGACTCAAATATTTAAAGCATTAAATGATGGGATTCTCGGGTTTGGTGGTTCAACTGATCAAGTAAATGAAGCTGTTATTCAGCTATCTCAAAGTTTCTCAAATGGAAAAGTAGACGCACAAACTTGGAATTCAATGATTAATGCTCAACTTGGTCCTACTCTATCTGCTATCGCTAAAAAGATGGGAATTACAATGGGAGAGCTTAAAGAAGGGTTGTCTCAAGGTAAGATTTCTGTTGAAGAGTTCCAAAATCAATTAATAGAAATGGATACTAAAGGTGGCGGAGGACTTAAATCATTAAATCAAATTGCAAAAGATTCAACTAAAGGGATTAAAACCTCTATCCAGAATGCCAAAACAGCTGTTACTCGTGGTGTTGGCGAAGTAATAGAAGGATTAAATAAAGCCCTAGTGGATGCTGATTTAGGTGGATTTAAGGGGATTATTGATAAAGTTGGAAGTTCCATGGAATCTTTTTTGAAAGTAATTGCTGCAAATATTCCTACAGCAGTATCATTTTTAGGTGATTTATTTAATGCAGTTCAAAAATTTGGTTCTGCTTTGAAATTTATGCTGCCATTTCTTGTTCCAGCAGCTACCGCTTTTGGGGCATTTATGTTTCAACTTAAAGGAATACCAGCAATTATAAAAAGCTTCAATAATTTTAAGAATGCCATAATCGGTGTTGGAAATTCAATAAAAATTATGGGGGCTATAGCCGCCGCAAATCCGTTTGTTTTGATTGTTGGAGCCGTTGTTGGAGCGATTGCTGTATTTGGCTATTTTATGGCAACTAACGAAGAGGTTAGAAACAAAGTTATATCCGTTTGGAATGATGTAAAAGATTCCGTACTTGGTGTATTAAAGAATATAAAAGATTGGGGAATTGATACTTGGAATTCTGCTAAAGAAATGGCATCAAATGCTGTTGAGAGTGTCAAGGATGCTTGGTCTGGAATAAAGGAATGGTTTTCAAATACTTGGCAAGGCATTAAAAATGGAGCAACAGGTTTATTTGATAAAACAGTAGAAACATCTATGAATGCGGTTGATAGTGTAAAAAACGCATGGTCAAATACAAAGCAATGGTTTTCTGATATTTGGCAGAGCATAAAAGATTCAGCAACTGAAAAATGGAATGAAATTAAAGGTTCTATCATGGAAGTTGCTGGTCCATTGATTACAGGTTTAAAGAACGCATTCTTGCATGTCACTTTTTATTTAGAGACCTTATGGAATAATCTAGTTGAGATTGGTAAAAATGTTTTTGAGATTTTAAAAAATGTTATACTTACGCCAGTTTTGTTTATTACCTCCATGATTTCTGGTGGATGGGAAGAAACAAAAAACAACATGATTGGTGTATGGAATAATATTAAAGAAAGTGCTCTAAATATTTGGGAGTCTATAAAAAATATTTTTGTTAGTTACATTACAAATATTTATTTTGCTGCACTCAATATTTGGACAGGGTTCAAACTTACTTTGATAAACATTTGGAATGAAGTAGTAAGTCAAGCTAAATCAATTTGGATTAATGTAAAATACTTTTTTATTAATCTTTGGATTGACATTAAGTATTTTGCTATTCAAAAATGGATTGAATTAAAATTCGGGATTATTCAAACTTGGATTGATTTAAAATATAATGCTATTACTACTTGGAACAATATTAAACAGTTCTTCAAAGATACTTGGCAGAACATTAAAGATATAGCATACAATACATGGATTTCTATAAAGAATTCCATGATCAATACTTGGAATAACATCAAGGAATCTTTCTGGAATATTGTTACTGGAATTGTTAACTCCGCTGAAAATGCATGGACTAATCTAAAAAATGGTGTTTCAAAAGCAATTAATCGGGTGAAAGAAATCTTTGATTCATTAAGGGAAATCAATTTATTCGAAATCGGTAAGAATATCATTGATGGACTTATCAATGGTGTAGTAGAAAAATGGAATGCATTGAAAAAGACTATTAAAGGAATAGCTGGAAGTATCAAAGATTCTATTAAGGGTGCATTAGGTATTCATTCTCCATCTAGATGGATGAGGGATATGGTAGGTAAAAATATTGTTCAAGGTATTATCGTTGGTATTGATAAAGAAAAAAGTAAATTGGATCAGACAATGACTGATTTAGTGAAAACTCCGTCGGTTCAACCAGTTGTTACAGGGTCTAATAGTCAACCAGTGGTACAAGCTAAACAAAATACATCTTCAAATGCAGTGAATGAAATTCACTTGCATTTAAATGTTTATGGAGATCTACCTGATTCGATGATTAAACAAATCGCCAAGAAGATGAAAACAGAATTGACGAGACAAATGAAACGAGATGCTGATGCAGTAGGAGGGACATTATATGCAACTTAAAAGAGGACAATTTTTTATCAATCAACATTATTCTTCTGAGTTTAACGTATATATTCAAAATAGGCCTGCCTCTGTTTCAGCTAGTCGTGTAATTGAATTGAGAGAACGTGAAGGCAATGACTCAATTATTATCGATAAAGCCTATTACAAAAACGTTACTAGAAAAATTGAATGTTATTACAAAGCACCATCGATTGATTTAGTGCAGGAATGGGAAGATCGAATTACTGAATGGTTAGATATGAACTCTTACAGTGATTTTATTCTTTATTACGATCAACAATATATCTATCAAGCTATAGTAACCGAAGCGCCAGAATTTAAAGGAACAAGAAAAACAGGGAATATAGTTCCATTTGAATTTACAGTTAGTCTTCGACCATTCAAAGAAAATTATAGTGGTCGTTTTGTTATTGAACAGATAAAAGCTTTCGAGTTATTTAATCCAGAGAAGTATGCTTCAAAACCGCTTATTAAATTGAGTGGTTCTGGAGATGCTTCTTTTTATATTAATAATGACAAATATGATTTGAAACTATTAGATAAAGAATTATATATAGATTCTAAACTAGAAGAGTCTTATCGAAAGCTAGATGGCAATTTAGAACATCAAGATCATGTCACTTTATTTTTAGATTTTCCATTTTTATATCCTGGAAAAAATGAAATCAAATGGACGAATAACATACATTCGTTTGAGATAATACCAAGGTGGTGGAGAAAAGTATGATACCAAGAATATATAGTCCTACCGAGACAGATTTTTCTACGAATGGTTTAGGAATTTTAAAGGATTGTACAAGATGTGAAATATATGAAGTAGCAAATGGAAAATATGAATTAGAGTTGGAGTATCCATTAGGCACTCGATTTGATGAATATTTTGAAAATGACTATCAAATAAAAGCAAAGCCAAACGATCAAGAAGAGTATCATATCTTTTTTATTGATGATAAAGATATAGATACTTTTTTAAATACAGTAACTATTTATGCCCAGAGTCGTACAAATCGGCTTGGAAGACGAGCAGTTACTTTTGCTGAAGTAGACTCTAAAACTGGTCGAGAAGCGATATCAATTATTGAAACCAAAATGGATAAAAAATCTGACATACGACTTTATTCTGATATTACGGCTGTTTCTAGCACAATCTTTGAAGCGAGAAATGTTTTAAATTGTATTGCTGGTGAACAAGGATCATTGCTTCAATATTGGGGCGGAGAAATTAAACGTGAACCATTTAAGCTTTCTTTGTTAAAGCGAAGAGGTCGCAATAATGTTGGAACGATTCGGTATGGAAAAGATATGTCTGGTTTGAAGGTCAAATTAGATTGGACAGGTATAAAAACAAGAATTATTCCATATGCTGATCCTCAAAGTGAGGTAGGTACGACTAATCGAATTTATGGTTCGCCAGTAGATAGTGCCTATATTAATAACTATCCTGATGTCTATACAGAACATGTTCAGTTTACAGAAGAACAAGGAGTAAAAGACATTAAGAGCTTAAATAAAATAGCTAAAAATTACTTTAAAACGATCAATCCTGGCTGTGATAAGCCTAAAGTTTCTATTACGGTTGAATTTGATAAGTTGACTGATAGTGAAGAAGCGAAAGAATTTGCGAAGATTAGAAATTATGGTCTGTTTGATACATTTAAAATATATCATAAAAAATATAATATTTATCTTGAATCAAAGGTTAGTGGACTACAATACGATTCTTTATCTGAAAAAACTTTGAAATTAGAAGCAGGAGACATTCAAGTTGCTTTTTATCAGCAACAAGCTGTAACTATTCAGGATAAATTAAAAGATTATGCAACGAATAATTATATGAGTAATTTTAATGATTATGTTTCTTCAATGATTACAGGTCAAGGCAGTGCAGGAGGATATGTAGTTTTATGGCCAAAAGAAAAACCTTCCAACATCTTTATTATGGATAATCCAGATTTAGAAAAGGCAAGAGAAGTACTAAGAATGAATAAAAATGGGATTGCTTTTTCTAAGAAAGGATGGCGGGGGCCTTTTAATTCAGCTTGGACATTAGATAGTATATTTAATGCCAATTTTATACAAACTGGATTAATCAAAGCAGATATCTTTCAAAATTCTTTTAACAAGACTGGAGATGTATTGAAATTAGTTAATGGACTACTCCAAATTTGGAACAACAAAAAGAAAATAATGGAGTTAACTAAAAAAGGAATGGAATTTTGGAATTCTAAGGGTTCAATTGGAACGATTGGAACAACTGATTCTGCTGGTAATCCTTTTCCTGGAGCTTCTACTCCAACCCCTATTGAAGATAATTCTTTAGTTATTCGTACAAATGGAGACGGCAAATATATTTTGATTTCTCCAAAAGTAGGAAAAGGATTAGTTTTATTAGGAAATGGTAAAGCAATTTATTTTGGAGACTTAGATGTACAAGGAAAACTTACAGTTAAAGGAAAAGAAATAATTCCTGGACAAGGTGGTGGTCCATCAGGAGGTGGAGAATCTACTGGTGGATATCCTAGTGAATTAAAAACAGATGCAGAAAAGAGAGCTTGGAGAATTTACGATATTTTGTGTAATAACGGATTTACGAAACAATCTGCATGTGGAATATTGGGGAACATTCAACAAGAAACAGGAGGAACTTTTGATCCTGATACTGTTCAAATAGGTGGACCAGCATACGGATTAGTTCAGTGGGATGGTTCTTCATATCCTCTTGTTGGTCCAGCAACATGGGATGGAAAAGTTTATGTTCAAAACTTATTTAATGCTGCAGGTATTAAAGAACCAATAACGAGCTTAGATGCACAAGTTCGATTGCTTATTTGGACATTTACAAATGGACAATGGATGGGCGTAGTACAACCTACGACGGTTGATGGATTTAAGGCCTGTACTGATCCAAGACAAGCAGCATATGCTTTTGAACGAAACTATGAACGTCCGGCAGCGACACATCCTGAACGTCAAGATTATGCAGTTAACTGGTATAACAAATTTAAAGATTTAAAACCAGGAGGAGCTACTGGAGAAGCAGGACTAAAACATTTAGAGTCTTTGATTGGACAACGAATTGGCAATGGTCAGTGTTATGGCTTGTCTGCAGAATATTCAGGATATCTGAGTGGTTGTGGCATGGGTGCTGGAACAAAATATGGTTTAACTCATGTGATAGGAAATACTTCTGCAGCATCTGATATTGGTATTGCCTATGATTGGTCTGCTGTTGGCTGGAAAGTGATTCAAAACCCTAGATATGATCAATTAGTAGTTGGTGCAATTATTAATTGGGCAAGAGGTGGACAAGTGGGTTCATGGTTTGCAGATGGAACTTATGGACATACTGGCGTTATCCGAGGCTTAGCTAATGGTCGTATGCAAACTTATGAACAAAACACAGAGTTAGGTATGATTTGTGGAAAGTTAGATCGCCAGTATTATAGTGCAAGTGCAATTTCTTCCATTGTCATACCACCAAAATAGGGAGGTGATTTAATGGCAAAGTGGAATGTCATATTAAGTACAACAGAACCCTATAATTACGTGGGGATGATTCAAGTTCGACAAGGCAATAAAAACACTGAAGTTATGGAAGCTACAATTGTCGAAAATGGTCTTCCATATGATTTATCAGAATGTAAGGTATATTTTGAATCAGTTGTTGGCGGAAAATATCCAGTCCAATTAGAAACAAAAATTGTGGATGCTAAAAAAGGGAAAATCAAATATATTTTTGATAAATATTCCATGCAGTGTTTGCATCGACAAACAGCCAATTTCATTATATTTAAAGGAGAAGACTTGATTGGAACAACTCAAGACTTCTCTTATTTTGTCATCAATGCTGTTTCAAAAACAGAAGGAGAAATGGGTTCTTATTGGCAATCAATTGAAGATTTAATTGCTGATATGACAGATTTTATTAATGAAAATAAAGGCGATTTTACGGACTGGATGAATGAAAGGAAAGAAGAATTTGATCGCTGGAGAGAGGAACAGGAGAATAGTTTCCAAGATTGGAGAGAAGGACAAGAATCAGATTACTTGTCATGGTTTGAATCAATCAAGGATATTTTAAAAACAATTGATCCTGGAGGAACGATGCTTGCGGAATTGATGGATGCGAGAGTGGATATTCAAGGGAAACGACACAATTCAATTTCTAATCGTTTGCTTGCAGATATGGATTATTTATTCGAAAAATTGAGAGAAAGTTTATTTACTATCGAATACGGTGAAATTGAAATGGTGGATGTTTTACAAGATGATTTATTTTCTAAGAATCATGAGGTAGAAAAAGTAGAAACTATTGAAAGTAATATATCCGAAGGAGCATTAGTTATAGCCACCATTGATGATGAAAAACAAAATGTATTCACTCTTGAGAAAGTTGGGGTGATTTGATGGTTAAAGTAAAGAGAATGATGGAAACTGATGAATCTGGTGTTAAACGTCAATTTATGCCAATTACACATGTTTCTGCAGTTTTAGGCTTAGAAAAAATGATATCAGGACAATCAAAAGTTCTTTCGGTTAATGGTAAATATGGTGCAGTCATTTTAACGAAAGCTGATTTAGGATTAGAGAATGCAATTACTGAACTACCTTATGCAAGCGAGACAAGCGATGGTATTCTTACTGCTGAAATGTTTCAAAAGATTGTAAATGGAGAAGGTGGAACATATATTTTGCCGATCGCTACCCCTGAACAATTAGGAGGTATAAAAGTTGGGGAACTTTTAGAAGTTACTGAAGAAGGTGTTTTATCTGCAACTAAGCAAACAGACTTCAATTTCTCTGAAGAATTAAAAGGAAAATTAGAATCTCTAAAAATATTAAAAGCAGGTGCAAATATATCAATTGCAGAAGATGGAACAATTAGTTCTACAGGTGGTAGTGGGACTGGTGGTGTTAGTCAGTCATATGTAGATCAAAAATTCCAAGAAGCTGTAAATCAAGCAGAAAATTACACAAACGAAAGAATTCCAAATTTTACTTTTGAAAAAATTGGGGAGGTATAGAGAATGACAGATATCGTAAAGGTAAAACAAAGCGGTGTACAGGTTTTTCCACAAACTCATTGGAATGCTGTGGAAGGCAAACCTGAAACTATTAAAGGGGATAAAGGAGATCCTGGGCAAGCTGCAACTATTACTGTAGGTACAGTTACTAGTGGATCTACTGCTTCTGTTACAAATGTAGGAACCTCATCTGCGGCTAGATTCAATTTTGTATTACCAAAA